CCACAAGAGTTTGGCGGAATTACAAAGACTGGTAAAATTATAGACTATGGTGCAGATACTTTTAATTTAAAAACAGATTTATCTCAAAGAAGTTTTGGTGATATTTATAATAGAGTTTTTAAATTTATAAACGATCCAAAACTACAACCAGAGTTTGAAAAAGCAGGTGTATCTTTTAAAAGTTTAAAATCAAAAGAAAAAGCTATTACAAAACAGATAGAACCTGCTGAAAAACAGATAACACAATTATTAGGAGAGTTGGGTTGTCCAACAGTTAAATTTGCTTTGGGCGGTAGAGTTAAATTTAGTCAAGGTAGTGCGTGTGTAATTAAAGGCAGAGAAAAATTAGAGTCTATTTTAAAAAAAGGTGTTAAGGTGGGTTCTAATGATATGACTCTTGCAAACAATATATTAAAAGCAGGACAAGGTTTAAAGAATGCGTTTGCACTTAGAGGGTTGTTTGGCCCTGCAGCGGTAGCTTTTACTGCTTTGACAGAGGGAGGAATACTTGGTTATGATATGTTATCTAAAGGTAAAACTTTTAAAGAGGCAATGGGTGATAGTTTATTTAACTTAATGTTGGGTGACGATTACAGATTTAATAATGATTTTTTAGCAAAGGGTGGGACGTTTGATGAAAGATTAGATATGTTAAAATTTAATCCTAATCAAAAACAATTAATAAATAATTTTAGAACTTATGTTAGTGAGGCACAAGCATTAGGGGATGCGTCGATAAATGTTGATAAAGCACAGCTTCGTGTAAAAGGATCCCCTGTGCAAGATATTTTTAAAGATGGTCCCCCATCTATTTTAGGAAAACAGTTTACTAGATTTGTAAAACCCCCAACAGGAAAAGAAAAAAAACTTAGAGAGGATGAATTAAGAGCTGCTATTGCAGCTAAACAAGCCGCTGATCAATCTTTTCAAACAAGAGTTCAAGATATAGACTTTGCTGAACAATTACAATCAGGCATGACTGAAGGTCAAGACCTTATGGGTAAAGCTATTGATCTAGCAGAGTTGCAACAACTAGGCTCCGTAGATCAAAATATTTATGGCAAAGCTTTTGAAGGACCTATTGCTAAACAAAAAAGACAAGATAGAATTTTAGAATTACTACCAACAGCATTAAATTTTGCAGGCGGTGGTATTGCAAAACAAGCAGGTGATCCCTCTGGTAAACCACCAGTGAGTGGGCCAAATTCACAAGGGTTGCCAGGACTATTAAAACGTGGTATTTAAATATAGGAGTATAAATGGCAGAAATAGACAAAGGACTCCCGAACACTAGAACTGAATTAGATATTCCTTCAGACGAGGAAATAGAATCTGTTAGCGTTCAGGAAGAGACACCAGAAAAAGGACCTATAGAGGTCATACCGGAAGAAGACGGCGGCGCAACGATAGACTTTGAACCGGGAGCTATAAATATACCTGGAACAGAGAGTCATTTTGACAACCTAGCTGATATTTTACCTGATGATGTTTTAGAACCAATCGGTAACGATATGGTTCAAAATTACATGGACTACAAAGCATCAAGGAAAGATTGGGAAGAATCTTATAAACAAGGTTTAGATCTTTTAGGATTTAAATATGAAAATAGAACAGAGCCTTTTCAAGGAGCATCAGGTGCAACACACCCAGTGTTAGCAGAGGCAGTCACACAATTTCAAGCACAAGCATATAAAGAACTACTACCATCAGGTGGACCAGTAAGAACACAAATAGTTGGTATTAAAAATCCTGGAACAGAACAACAAGCAACTCGTGTAAAAGATTACATGAATTATTTAATTATGGATGAGATGAAAGAATATGAAGAAGAGTTTGATTCTATGTTATTTCATCTACCACTCGCAGGATCTACATTTAAAAAAGTTTACTACGACGTGCCAATGGCTAGAGTAGTATCTAAGTTTGTTCCTGCAGATGAATTAGTTGTGCCTTACACAGCTACAAATTTAGATGACGCGGAGTCTGTAATTCATGTTGTTAAAATGTCAGAGAATGAATTAAGAAAACAACAGGTAAACGGATTTTATAGAGATATAGAATTAGCACCACCTGGAAATGTTCAACAGAACGATGTTGAAAAAAAAGAAAGAGAATTAGATGGCACTAAAAAAACTGGCAAACAAGAAACTATGTATACTTTGTTAGAGTGTCATGTAAATTTAGATTTAGAAGGTTTTGAAGAAGTTGGTCAAGATGGAGAACCAACAGGAATAAAATTACCCTACATAGTAACTGTAGAAGAAGGTAGCCGATTAGTTCTCTCCATACGGAGAAACTATGCGCCCGATGATCTAAAGAAAAATAAGATCCAATACTTTGTCCACTTCAAATTTCTGCCAGGACTTGGATTTTATGGCTTTGGACTCATTCACATGATTGGCGGATTGAGCCGTACGGCAACGGCGGCTCTCCGTCAATTATTAGATGCAGGAACATTATCTAATTTACCTGCAGGATTTAAACAAAGAGGCGTAAGAGTTAGAGACGAAGCGTCACCAATACAACCAGGTGAATTTAAAGACGTTGATGCACCAGGCGGTAATTTAAGAGATGCATTTTTTCCATTACCATACAAAGAACCATCACAAACATTATTAAATTTATTAGGTATAGTTGTGCAAGCTGGTCAAAGGTTTGCAGCAATCGCTGACATGCAAGTTGGTGATGGTAATCAAGGTGCAGCTGTAGGAACAACAATCGCATTATTAGAACGTGGTTCAAGAGTCATGAGCGCAATACATAAAAGATGTTATGCAGCTATGAAAGATGAGTTTAAATTACTTGCAAAAGTTGTATCACAATATTTACCACCAGAATATCCATACGATGTTGTGGGCGGTGCAAGAAATATTAAACAAAGTGATTTTGATAATAGAATTGATGTTGTGCCAGTCGCAGATCCAAATATATTTTCTATGTCACAAAGAATTACACTTGCACAAACACAGTTACAAATAGCAACATCAAACCCTGCGTTACACAACATGTATCAAATATACAGAAATATGTACGAAGCAATTGGTGTAAAAAATGTTGATGCAGTTTTACCACCACCAGCGCCAACAGCGCCAATGGACCCAAGTATGGAACACATAAGTGCTTTAACTGGTAAACCTTTTCAAGCTTTTCCTGGTCAAGATCATAGAGCACACATCACAGCTCACCTAAATTTTATGTCAACAAACATTGTTAGAAATAATCCTGCTGTTATGGCCGCTGTTCAAAAAAATATATTAGAGCATATTAGTTTAATGGCGCAAGAACAGGTAGAATTAGAGTTTAGAGAACAAATATTACAAATGCAACAGTTACAACAACAAGCTGCAATAGACCCTATGGTGCAACAAAGATTACAATCAATGGCAAATCAAATAGAATCAAGAAAATCTGTGTTAGTTGCTGAGATGACATCAGATTTTATGGAGGAAGAAAAGAAAATTACATCACAGTTTGACTCTGATCCGTTGTTAAAACTAAAATCTAGAGAAGTTGATCTTCGTGCAATGGAGAATGAACGTAAAAAAGACTATGACAAAGCACAAATAGACATTGCTAAGTCAAGATTAATGCAACAAAGTGAAAATTTTGATGAAAAATTAGAGCAAAACGAAGATTTAGCTAAATTAAGAGCAGGTGTAAGCCTTGCAAAAACTGGAATTGATCAAGCTAAGGTCATGATAGAGGATTAATTATGCCATTAAATGAAAAAGGTAAAAAAATTATGAAATCTATGAAGAAACAGTATGGAAAAAAGAAGGGTGAAACTGTTTTCTATGCATCTAAGAATAAAGGTGTTATAAAAGGTGTGGAAAAAACTAAAAAAAGGAGCAAAAAACGATGATGAACTATAAAAAACAAAAAATAGTCAACGTTCCAGAACCAAAACTTGTGAAAGATCCAAGATCTAACACAGTTTCTAATGGTGCTATTAATTATATTGTTGAACCTGAAAAGGTCGCTGTAAGAGGCACTAAAAGAATGTTGCCAGAGAAAAATAAAACAGCTAGCGTAGTGTAATTATGTGGTTATCGGCGATTAAATTAGCCGTCTCTGCAGGAAGTAAGATTTATGCTAACAAGCAGAAGACGAAAATGGCAATGTCAGAGGCACAGCTTATGCATGCAACTAAAATGGCCCAAGGTGAGGAAGCTTACCAGGGTAAATTGTTAGAAGCTAGACAATCAGACTGGAAAGACGAGGCCGTATTGATAATTTTAAGTTTGCCCGTTTTGGTGCTTGCCTGGGCGGTGATATCAGATGATCCAACCGCGATGGACAAGGTAAAATTGTTTTTTGAGATGTTCTCACAGCTGCCGAGCTGGTTTACAAATTTATGGATTCTTGTCGTGGCGAGCATTTATGGTATAAAGGGTACACAGATTTTTAGAAACGGAGGAAAAAAATAATGTCGGGTAGACAATTTAGTTTTGTAAAACCAAAAATTAAAGTTGGTAGTTTAGCAGAGAGAAGAAGAGATTTTGAAAAAATTGTAAAAGGTGCTGATTCATCCATAGCAACAAACACTAAAGGTGTTGTTCTTTCCCCTGAAGCAAAAGCAGAAATTAAAAAAGGTATAGCTTCAACTCTAAAAAAAACATCTAAACTTAGAGATGACATAGATAAAATTAAAGGCACTACAAAAGAATATAAAGCTAAAGGTGGTAGAGTTGGTTTAAAGTTTGGAACTAGCAGAAAATCAAATCTTCAAAAAATACAAGAAACTTTTGGTCCTAAACAAGTCAAGAAAAAAGAAAAACCAAAAGAAAGAATGATGGCTAAAAAAGGATCTAAGCCTAAGAAAAAATTTCCCGATCTAACAGGAGATGGTAAAGTCACATTTGCTGATGTTTTAAAAGGCAGAGGTGTAATTAACGGTAAGAAAAAATCAAAGAAGAAGGTTGTATAATGGCAGGTCCAGGTTTATACGCAAACATTCATGCTAAAAGAAAACGTGGCGGTAAAATGAGAAAAAAAGGTGCAAAGGGCGCACCAAAAGCATCTGACTTTAAACGAGCAAAACAAACAGCGAGGAAAAAATAATGACAAAAGAAAATGATTTTTTAGAAAATAAAAAAATAACTTATGATGAGGCTGTAAAAAAAGCTAAAAAAAAATTAAATCAAAAAACAGATAATCCCATGGCTGAAGATAGAAGAGCAACTTTAAAAGGCGGTGGTATCTGTAAAAAAGGAATGAACAGAAAAGCAATAGGAAAAAACTCATAATGACTAAACTATGTCCAAGAGGTAAGGCCGCAGCGAAAAGAAAATTTAAAGTATATCCGTCAGCATACGCGAACGCATACGCTAGCAAAATTTGTGCAGGTAAAATCAAAGATCCATCTGGTGTGAAAAGAAAAGATTTTAGAGGCAGCAAAGCTGAAGGTGGATTAATGGAAGCAACTGCTAGATTAAAAAGACAAGGATTATTAAGAGGCGGTGTCGCCAGAGGCTGTGGAAGAATTTTATCTAATAGAAAGAAAGTAACGAAGGTATTTTAATATCATGGCTAAAAATGGTCTTGATAAATGGTTTGCTCAAAAATGGGTAGACATAGGAAGTAAAAAGAAAGACGGTTCTTTCTCAAAGTGCGGAAGATCAAAACAAAAAAAAGATGCAAAACGTAAGTATCCAAAATGCGTGCCACTTGCAAAAGCAAGACGTATGACAGAAAGTCAAAGACGTTCAGCTGTAAAAAGAAAAAGAGCAGTAGCACAAGGAGTTGGTGGTAAACCAACTAATGTAAAAACTTTTGCTAAAAGAACAAAAGCTTACGGTGGCGGGTTTATGGCTAGACGTATGAATGGAATGTAATGAGAAGAGAATATTATTCAAAAGGCACAATGCCTCCAAGAAATAAAAAAAATTTTCGTGCCACGAAAAAAGGTGCGGGAATGACAGCAGCTGGGGTAAGAGCAT